GAAGGAACTCCTGCAGTATCAGGACTTAATGCAAGTACTGATTATTATGTTTATAAAGTAGATAATAATAATTTCTCTTTAAGTCTTGTAGGATCTGGAGCTACTGACAAGTATTACTTAGATAATGAGATTTTTGTTTCTTTAGGATCTACTGGAAATGGATCCTTTAATTACAAACCCATTACAGTTACTATCGAAGGTAATATTGGTATTTCTACATTATCTGGTCAAGATTTTAGAGCAAAAATTCAACCCCTCTTTAGAGGTAAAATTGATTCTGTTGATTTAACTAATAATGGAACAGGATATGGTTCTTCTGAGATTATTAATCTTGATAGACAACCAGATATTACATTCCAAAGTGGAACTGCTGCTTTAGTTACTCCTATTATTGATAATGGAAAGATTATTGAAGTAGTTATTCTTAAGAATGGAAGTGGATATAATTCTCCACCTGATTTAGTAATTACAGGTGATGGTAATTATGCCAGATTGACTCCTATAATAAACAATGGACAAGTAATAGAAGTTAAGGTACTCAATGGTGGTGCTGGATATATTCAAGATAGAACATCTATTGCTATCAAGGCGGCAGGTAAGAATGCTGTTGTAGATTCTAAAGTGCGTAGGTGGAATATTAATAATGTTGAAAAAGACATTAATATTCTTAAAAGTGATGATGGATTGCTTAGACCCAATTTGGCAAATAATTCCTTACAATATTGTCATGCTTATATTCCTCGTTTATTGAGAGAAAGTGTTTATGGAATAACAGAAGAAAGGGTGATGTATGGTAACCCTGATTTAGATAGAGATTCTGTTACAGGAGCAGAAGTTGATAGTCAATACCATTCTCCTATAATTGGGTGGGCATATGATGGTAACCCCATATATGGTCCTTATGGTTACACTAATGCTAGTGGTGGTGCTATCACCAAAATGGAATCTGGATATGAATTAAGTGTTGATGAAACTAATAGGCCGAGTGCTTCTATTTTTGGAGATGGTTTCTTTATAGAAGATTACACATTTAGTGATAAGGGACATTTAGATATTCATAATGGAAGATTCTCAGTAACTCCAGATTATCCTAATGGTAGATATGTTTATTTCTCTACTATTGAATCTCTTAATGGTCAAGTTTCTCCTTTTGAAAGATCAAGACCACCTCAATTCCCTTATTTTATAGGACCTAGTTATCATTCAGAACCCATTGCGTATAATTTTAAAACATCTTCCAATCAAGATAATTATGATATTGAAAAAGAAGGTTGGTTTAGAAACACTTCTCCTTATAATCTTAATGATGCTAAGAGTGGATACAATTATATCTTTAATTCTAATGAGGACAAAAAACAAACTATCAATATTACAGGTGCTAGTAATGGAGACGTAGAATCCATAAGGATAGTAAGTGGTGGTAGTAATTATCAAGTAGGTGATAAATTTAGTTTTGATCCTTCTGAGGCAACAGGAAGTGGTGCTGCAGCAAAAGTTCAAAGGATTGCTGGAAAGGAAATTATAACTACCAATACTACAACTACAACACTTAATGATGTAGAATTTGCTTCTGATGGTATTGATAGATTTATTGGATTTACTTCAACTCCTCATCCTTTAGGAAATGCTGATATAGTAAACATTGCTGGTCTTAATACTCATTTTGCTGGATTTGATGGAAGATATACTGTTGGTGTAAGATCTGATTTCTTTGTATTGCAACTTGGTTTAGGAAATACTGGAACTACTGGTATTGTTACTTATTTCTATGTTGGTGGTAATTTAGATTATCCAAATATTCGTCCTAATGATATTTTAGGGATTGGAACTGAAAATGTTAAAGTATTAAACATAGAACAGAAGAGTCAAAGAATTAGGGTTCTAAGAGAGGCTAACGATACACCCACTTCTGGTATTGCTTATACGAGTGGTAGAGATTTATTCTCTATTCCTAGGAACTTTAGATTTGACACTGGTTTAGGAAAAACTACTAAATCCTTTACTTTAAATGAAGAATATTATTTCTATCCTCCAGAATCAGTAGGTTTAGGAACTGTTACCACTGCTGGTGCTGGAACTACTATTCTTTTTGCTAATCCTGGAGTAGGAGTTGCTTCTATCTTCTTAGATCCACAATCCATTTATATACCAGATCATGGATTGAATCTGAATGATAAGGTAACCTATCAGACCAATACTGGAACTGCTATTTCTGCATGGAATGGTATTACTACTAATGCTACTGGGAAGGCTTATGAACCTTTAACAGATCATGATTATTTCTATATTGCACCTCTTACTAGAGATACAGTTGGTCTTGCTACCAATAAAGTGGGATTAGCATCTACTGGTGGTGGATATGCTGGAGTTGGTACAAACCTTGGACTTTTATATTTTACTGCTCTTGGAACTGGTTCTTATCATAGTCTTAAGACATCTCTTCCTAGTGTAATAAGTGGAGAAGTAAGTATTAGCACTGTTACTGTTGCTGTATCTACTGCTCATGGATTAACTAAAGGTGATGAAATTTTCTATGACCTTAATGCAAAAAATACTAAGACCATAACAGTTCTATATGATGATTATAATAGGAGAATGGTTTTTGATCCTATAACCTTTGTTGCTGCTGACGTTAATGTTATAAACAACACTATTACTCTTACTAATCACAATTTTAATAACGGTGATAGGGTAATTTATAAGTCATCCTCACCGATGACCAATCTACAACATCAAGGAATGTATTATGTTGTAGTTGATACTAAAAATAAGATTAAGTTAGTAAGAGAAGAAGCAGATGTAGATACGCAGTTAATTATTAATCTTTCTAATGCATCTAATGGAACTATTTGCAGAATTAATCCTTTAGTTGAAGTTAGTAAAAATCAAAAATTAAAGTTTGATCTGTCAAGTACTACTTTGGCATTTATAAACAACAGCACTAGCTATGCTGCTTTTGATCTTGATATCTATTCTGACAGTAATTATAGTAACCTTTTCTTATCATCTCAAGCAACATCAACATTTGAAGTTACTAAGAGTGGGACAGTTGGAGTAACTAGTACTGCCAATCTAACCATAGATTTTACTGATGATGTTCCTAATCTTTTATGGTATCAGTTCTCTTTACAGAATACTGATCTTATCCCAACGGTTAAGAGTGAATTAGTGAGTGATACTACTTCTTTTGCTCATAATCAAATAGATGTAATAAAAACAGTTTATGATGGTAGACATGTTGTTTCTGGTATAGGAACTACTACCTTTACTTTTAGTGTTATTAAGGCTCCTCTACAGTCTGGATATGGCACTACTGATGCTGGCGCTACTTATGAAACTACTTCTACTAGTGCAGTAGGTTCTATCAAGAAGATAAAACTTACTAATACTGGATTTGGTTATAAGAACTTACCTGGAATTTCTAGTACTAAGACTACTTCAGGGACAGGAGCTCTTCTTGAAGCAGAAAGTACTAATATAGGAGCAATATTAAATAACCAATTTAATGCTAATGGTGTTGGATTTGCATATCCTTCTGATAAGACGTTAAGGGCTGTTGCAAATCTGCCTGAAATTTTAAAGGTAGAACCATTATCATCTTTGAGAGTATTGGTATTAGCTCTCAAGGTCAGGATTATTTGGTATCTCCAGATCTGCTTGTTATTGATGGATTTACCAAGAAAGTTTTAACAGAGGCAGATATAGAATTTGAATTAGGTGATAGAGAAGTTACTATACTTAATAATACCACTGGCATTTATAATGTGCCTCCAACTATCTTGCCAGTTAAAAATACCAATGGGGTTGGGATTAATTCTCTCACTTACACAGAGGCAACTAAGACAGTAAGACTTTATCTTAATAGAACATTTAGTGATGCTACCGATTTCCCATATAAGGTTGGAGAAACCGTTCTGGTAGAAGAAGTTGCTATTGACCAAGACGGAACATCACCTGGACTTTCTACTACTGGAAAAGGATATAATTCTTCTGGTTATGATTATGCTTTGTTTGATGTTACTGCAGTTGAGCCTCAATTAGGTGGATCAGGTGCATATGTAGAATATAGTCTTGAGGATTATCTTGGTGGAGGTGAAGTTCCTGGAAATGTTACTTCTGGTACATCATATGCAAGAGTGATACCTTCTAGTCAGTTCCCCATTTTTGACCCTGTATTGAAGAAGAATAATTATGCTGTAGGAGAGAACGTAACAAATGGAGAAACTGTAGGACAAGTTGAATCTTGGAACAGTAAAACTGAAATTCTAAAAGTTTCAGTAAGTCAGGAATATAATATTGGAGATACAGTTAAAGGTCTCAGTTCTAACACTGAGGGTGTGGTAGGGAAGAAATATAATTTCAATGCTGAGATTAGGACAGGAGCTGGTGCCACTATTATAAATGGTTGGCAAAAGGAAACTGGATTCTTGAATAATAGTATGCAGAAGCTTCCAGATAATGAATATTATCAGAACTTCTCTTATTCAATTAGTTCAAAAGTACCATTTGAAACATGGGATGATCCAGTAAGTGCATTAAATCATCCATCTGGATTTGAGAAGTTCTCAGATCTTCAGATTGTAAGCGAACAAGAAGATGGGAGACAGGGCATTGTAGTTGCTGATGATACTAATGTTGAAGTTACTGTTGATTGCATTAGTGAAGGAAGTTTACACTGTGATTATGATTTTGACTATGTGAGTGAAGGTACTATCTTTATTAATGGTGGGGCTTTCTCCAATGAAATAATATTTGAAAATAGAATTATTTCAGATTATTATGAATCTATTGGAAACAGAGTATTGGCTATAGATGATGTTAGTGCCACATTTAATAGTAATGCAAGAAGTCAAAAGTTTGGACAAGTAGGTGCAGGTAGTTCCAATTACACTTATAATAAGATATTCACATATGTGAAAGATAGAGTTTATACTGATGAAAGGCAGTTCTCAATTGTTTCTTGTTTGCAGAATGAAGCAGTAGGTTATATGCAAGCATATGCCACTATTGAATCTGTTGATAATTTGGGATATTTTGATTATATGGCCACTGAGACTGGTTGGGATTTAACTTTCTATCCAGTGGATTTCAAAACTAGAGTTTATGATGTTTCTAGTGTTAACTTTAGTATATTGAACAATTATAGTGGAATAACCACTACTGCTCAATTAGGAGATGTTGTTAATATTAATAGTGGAGTTGCTACTGTAGCTGCTGGTAATTCTGGAAACATTGTTTCAATGTCTTCCACCTATAGAGCAGCCAAACTTTTGGTAATGGCTCAAGATAGCAGTAATAATTATACTGCTCAAGAATTCAATATGATCCACAATGGTTCGATTGTATTCTGGGAAGAGTATGGAAATTTGGATAACCCAGACACAGATACAGATGGTCCAGCATTTACTGGAATGGGTACATTCAATGCATTTATTGATGGAGAATCTAACGTTAAAGTAGACTTTATTAATTCTGCAGGAGTGGAAATCACATTAAACTCTTCTATCGTTGCTATTGCAGATACAGCAACAGGAATTGGAACTTACTCTCTTACCACTGGTAAGTTAGAATCAAGTTATAAAGCTATATCAGCAGCTAGTAATCCTATCTCCCATACTGTTGCTTCCTTTACTGACCCTTATGATGCTGCATATTATGTTGTTTCAGTAAAAGATACTACCAATAATCTTTATGAGATGTTTGAACTGGGTGCTATTAAGAAAGCAACTGATCAACCAGAAGTATTTGTTGAATGGGCAAATGTAGGAACTGGTGCAAGTATAGGACAAATTGGTATTGGAACTACTTCTACTTCTAGTGATACTCTGGATATTAGATATAGTCCTAATGCATCTACTGCTGTTCAAGTAAGAACTTTAGCAATTCCTCTTCAAATCTACAATGATAATGATAATGATACTTCAATGCCAGGAGATAATATTGTTATTCATGCCAATAAGGGTAGTTATAGTGGAACATTATTGGATCTTCAGAAACAATTTGCTATTAAACATAATGGAAATTCCATCTTTAGAAGGAAATTTGATGGAAGTGATTCTGGAATTGCAGATTCCACTTCAAACTATATAAGAATTCCAGATCATTATTGGGTAAGTGGTGAGAATGTTCAATATGGTTGGCCAGGTACTGGAACTACTATGGCAATTGGTATTGCTCAAACAGTCGTTACTGGTATAGGAACCACCGATAAACTTCCATCTGATTTGTATGTTGTGAAGGTAGATGATGGTAAGTTGAGATTTGCAGCTAGTGCAGAAGATGCTTTAGCTATTCAACCAGTAGTATTTGAATTGGATGCAGTTGGTGCTGGTGAATCTCACACCATTATGTCTAAGAAGCAAAATACTAAGGCATTAATTTGTATTGATAATATGATCCAATCACCTGTAGTTGCTACAGCAGTTACTACAGCTTTGGAGGAAAATGTTATTTTCCAAGAAGCATTTGTTATTAGTGGAATTACTTCCTTTGCTGCTGAAGATATTATTAAGATGGATGAGGAATATATGATTATTGAGAGCATCGGTGTTGGTGCTACTCATAGAATAGGGGTTGTTAGAGGTCAATTAGGAAGTACTGTTGCTATTCATACAGCAGGTGCATTAATAACCAAGATGTCTGGTAATTATAATATTACTGATGGCATTCTTAATATGTCTGCAGCACCTCATGGAAATATTCCTTTAAGTAGCACTACAAATGCCCCTGATGATAGAGATTGGGTAGGTATTACTACAAGATCTACTTTCCAAGGTAGAACCTTTATAAGGAGTGCTGAAACTGGAACAGATCAGGAACCA